ATCTGGACTTTGACCAGCTTATTTGGGAGTTTGGTACAGATACTAACCCTGATTGGGTACACGTTAGTTATGTAGATGGTGATAGTAATAGAAAAAGATGTCTTCTTGCATATAAAGAAGATGGTAAAACTAAATATAAAGATATAAGTAATGTCTGATAAAAAGAAGTTTAAAGAAACTACAGTAGGTAAATTATTATTTGGTGCTGCTAGCATGATAAATCCTACGCTTGGAAAAGTACTAAGTGGTGTTACATCTCCACAAGAAGCTATTGCAGAGATAGGTAAATCTAAAATACCTAGTGCTGATAAGATTAAATTACAACAAATGATCTATGATCAGCAAAACAAAGAAATGGAAGCTATAACTGCTAGATGGGAATCTGATAGTAATAGTGATTCTTGGTTAGCTAAGAATGTACGTCCTATGGTTTTAGTATGGTGTATAGTTGTATTTTCGTTAGCAGGTATATTAGACAGTATAGAAAGCATACCTTTTCACATTGGTGCAACTTGGAATGATACATTTGAAAAAGTAATGATGGCTGTTGTATTAGCATACTTTGGAGGAAGATCAAGCGAAAAAGCTATTGACATATTTAAAAATAGATGAACAAATTAGATAACGGTAATCCACAACTTAATTCACTAAGAACTGAATTCAATAATAGGGTTATGAAGAAGATGATACTTGGTAGTGGCAAGCGTATCACTTGGAACAGCACAAGACGACATAGAACGATATAGTTAATAACTAAATTCAATACCCCTATGAATTTAATAGGGTATTATATATCTTTGTGAATTCAATAGGGTGCGATATTCTGTTGGATTTTCTTTGTTTTCAATAAAAGGGGTAACAAGACGTTGCCTCTTTTTTTTGTCTTTTGACTTGCACATGACATATTTTATATATATGTTTGTTACATGGAAAATTTAACAAAGAAACTGGTGAAGATTCAAGGGAGTTTGAAAGCACCAAAAAATCAAAGGAACAATTTTGGTAATTATAATTACAGGAGTTGTGAAGACATTTTAGAAGCAGTAAAACCTTTACTTATGAAAGAAGGTTTATTATTAACTATTTCTGATTCTATTGCTCCAGAACCTTTATTTGTTAATGCAGTTGCAGAGATCACTGACGGTGTAGATAAAATACAAGTCAGAGCTCAAGCAGGTATTAACTTGAATAGAAAGGGAATGGATGTAGCTCAATGCTATGGAGCATCTAGTAGTTATGCTAGAAAGTATGCTTTAAACGGTTTATTTTTAATAGACGATACAAAAGACGCTGATGCCACTAATAATCACTCTAAGGCATCTAAAAACGCTTCTACGGCTGTCTTAGAGCCAAGTAAAGATTGGTTAGAAGACAAAGGAGACAAATTTAATAAGGCAAAAGATGCCATTAAAACAAAGGGTTTTACTATCACCGATATTAGAAAAAAATATAAAGTAAGTAAGAAAGTAGAAAAATTATTATTAACCTAAATTAAATTAAAATTATGAATGAAAAAAAGTATGTAGGTAGCGGAAAAAAAGTTGGAAGCTACGATTTGGTAAACTTTACTATTAGTGAAGACAAAACTAGAGACGCTTGGATTGAATACAATGGTAAGCGATTCTTAAAGTTGACTATTGGTAACAAGAAAGCAACTGATCAGTATGGTAAAACACACTCAGTGTGGTTAGACGAATATGTTCCAGAACAAAGAGCACCTCAACCTGCACAAAGTGGATCAAATGAATCTAGTTTACCATCACCAGATTTACCGTTTTAATTAATATTCCCCCATTACTTAATCGTTTTGGGGGATTTTTATCTTATATTATGACACAAAGAAAAAACACAAAATACGTTAACATTAATTTAGCATTTATGAATACAAACTTAACAATATCAGAAGCTACAGTATTATCATATATAGATTCATTATCAATAAAAAAAGGTTATTGTTATGCCTCAAATGATAGTATATGTATGGCACTAAACTTAAATGATAGAACCTTATACAGAATACTTAAAAACTTAGAAAAGAAAAGTTATATTAAAAGAGTTACAAAAAGCTTAGGAAATGACGGCAAAGAACGTAAGATTTATGTTAGTCCAGATGCCAAAGATGTCAGTTGTATGTAATACATAGTGTATTATATAACTAATACATAGTGTATTATATACATAGTGTATTATAAAATATACAATAAAAATTGAACTATGCAAGAAAACTTTGTAAAACTTGGAATCGTACCTAAAGGCAAATACTCTCAACAGAAAGTAAAGTGCCCAAAATGTAGTCATACTCGTAAAAAGAAATCTGACTGCTCATTGTCTATAAATGTGATAGATGGCTTATATCATTGTCATCATTGTGGTTGGAACGGTTCTGTAAATCTTAATAATAATATGCAACAAGAAAAAATATATACTTTGCCAACTACTAATAATCTAAAAAGAATAAATTCTAAGGCAATTAAGTTCTTAAACGAGAGAGGCATAACTAATGAAGTTATAGAGAATAATAAAATTACTACTACAAAAGATGGAAAAAGCGTTGTATTTCCATACTTAAAAAATAATGAACTTGTAAATTATAAAACAAGAGGCATTGATAATAAAACATTTACACAGTCAAGAAACGGACAACCTATTATGTTTAACTACGATAGAGTTGTTAATCAAGATTTTGTAATACTATGTGAAGGTGAATTAGATTCATTGAGTTGGGAGGTTGCAGGTTTTTCATGGCATACTTCTGTTAATATGGGTGCACCAAATTCTAAAGATAAAAACTTAGATAAGAAACTTGAATGTATTACAAATTGCTATGAAGTGTTTGAACGAGCTAAAGTTGTTTACTTATGTACTGACAACGATGAAAACGGAAGGTACTTAGAAGAAGAATTAATTAGAAGAATAGGTGCTGAAAAAATAAGAATTATAGATACTAATCCATATAAAGACGCTAATGAAGTTTTAATTAGTGAAGGCATAGAATCATTACAACATAGATTTAAATATGCAAGAGTGCCTAAAGTAGAAGGTATATTTAGTGTAAATGATATTTATGATAGTATGCTAGATGGTTATAGAAACGGTCAAGAGAGAGGTTCTACAACTCACATTGAATGTATTGATAGGGCGTGGACATGGAGAAACGGAGAGGTTAATATTTGGACTGGTTATCAAAATGAAGGTAAAAGTATGTTTTTAAATCAGCTATCAGTTTTAAAAGCGTTTCATGAAGGTTGGAAGTTTGCAGTATTTAGTCCAGAGAATATGCCTATAAATGATTTCTTTCATGACTTAATAGAAACTTACATAGGTAAAAGTTCTGATCCATATTACAAGGATAATTATATGAGTGAAGACGAATTTAAATCAGCTATGGAGTTTATGAAAAAACACTTTTTTATAATATATCCAAAAAAAAGTTATAAATTAGATGACATCTTTGAAAGAGCTAAATTTTTAGTTAAGGCAAAAGGTATTCGTTCATTGATTATTGATCCTTACAATACAGTACAACACCGTATGCAAAGAGGTGAAAGGGAAGATTTATATATAAGTAGATTTATGAGTGAACTAAAAAGGTTTGCAGTAGAAAATAAAATCTCTGTTCATTTAGTTGCACATCAGGTTACACCACAAAAAGATAATGAAGGCAGATATTATAAGCCAGACGTTAATAGAATAAAAGGTGGTGGAACATTTGCTGATAAATCTGATAATGTATTATTTGTATGGCGACCTAATCGAGCATTAGATTTCAGTAATACAGCAGTTGTATTCGGAAGTCAAAAGATAAAGAAACAAAAACTTGTAGGGTACCCTCAGGAAGTAGAAGGTATAACTTACAGTAGAAAATCGAACAGATATTATTTCAATATGGAAACACCCTTTGATATTGTAGATAATATAAGATGCGAATCAGAGCTAGAGTAGATGCTAACCAAAAAGAAATAGTTGCTAAACTAAGGGGGATAGGATGCTCTGTCCTCCACACTCACCAATTAGGAAAAGGTGCTCCAGATATTATAGTAGGTTATAAGTTTAATAACTACTTAGTTGAAATAAAAGACGGATCAAAACCTAAAGCACAACAAAAACTTACACCAGATGAAGTTAGATTCCAATCTGAATGGAAAGGAAACTATTATGTAATTAATTCATTTGAACAACTTAGAGACATTATTATTACAGATGAGCTCTAAGATATTAGACATATTAGCTGAAAGGCATGATGAATGGATTAAGATGGCAAAAAGCTTTAAACTAAACAATAATGATGCAAAAGAGTTAGTTCAAGAGATGTATCTTAGAATGTATGATTACACAAAAGATGTTAATCGTATAATGTATAATGAAAAAGAGATCAATACATTTTATATATATATCACATTAAGAAATTTATATTATAGTAAATGCTCTAGTTATAAAAAGAAAAAGATTACAGTGTTTACAGATATTGATGAAGAGAAGTATAATTATATAATAAATAATATTACTTACAATGAAGACGAGATCAATATGAATTATAATAAAAAAGTAGATTTAGAAGCGTTGTATAATAAAATCGATGACATTATAGATGACTGGTATTGGTACGACAAGAAGCTAACTAAATTATATCTTAATACTGATATGAGTATGCGAGATATAAGTAAAGAAACAAAAATAAGTTTAAGTTCAATATTTAATACATTAACAAATGCAAAAGAAAAAATCAGAAAAGAAAGCAAAGAAGAGTACAAAAAGTATAAAAGCTAAGGGTTTAGGCGATACAGTCGAACAAGTACTTGAAGTTACTGGCATATCTAAAATAGCTAAGTGGGTACTTGGTGAGGATTGTGGGTGTGAGGATCGTAAAAATAAATTAAATAAGTTATTTCCCTATCATAAATCTGAATGTTTAACAGAAGACGAATATCAATATTTAGACGAATACTTTACAGAAGCTAAATCAAGTGTTACAATACAAACACAGAAAAAAATGCTAAAAATATATAATAGAGTATTTCACCAAAAGTTGCAATTAACTAGTTGTGCATCGTGTTTTAAAAACACTTTACAGCACAAGTTAAAAAGAATATATAAAGAATATAATAAATAATTATGCCATTTTTAAAACCTAAGAAGTACGAAGAAAAAGCTACATTCATGGCAAGGTTCATGAACAACGCAAAAATGATTACAGAGTACCCAGAAACTAAACAAAGATATGCAGTAGGTTTAGATGTCTGGAAAAAGAATTTTATGTAATACTTGTATATATTGTATCTTTTATTAACTTTGTGTTGAAAACAAAGAAATATGAGAACACTAATTTACACATTACTTTTCTGTACACTTTTAAGCTGTGAAGACAACTGCGACTTAAGTAGCTATCCCTCAGCACCTTACAACGAACCTTATCATGTTGACTACGGAGACAGCACTGTTAGGTATGTTTACCTATGTAGAGACGGTTACAATAACGAGGTTTATACTTACTATGTATCTGGTGGATGTTGGGAATATAGTTTATCATATCAGTATAACTCAAATTGTAATTAATATGAAAGAACCAATTATCACACTAGACAATGAGATTCATGATAGACATGAACTTACACAAAAAGCAATAGAAGACAGTTTCTATTATGGCTACTTATCAAAAGCTTGTTTATCAAGTAGTGCAATAAGTCAACTGCTTAAATCACCATTAGAATACTTAAACAAAATTAACCTACCTACTGAATCTGATGCACTTGCTCAAGGTTATTTATTTCATGCAAGTATATTAGAAGAGCATAAATTTAACGAGTGTTTATTCTTAGACGTTAAGACAAAAGCTAATAAGGAATATAAATTAGCTAAAGAAGAAAGGTGGGATGTGTTCACTGTAAAAGATAGAGACGTAGCTTTAAGAATGAGAGATAGATTTTATAATTGTGAAGAGGCAAAAGAACTTATAGAGAATAGTAATTTTGAAGTGCCAATGGTAAACAATTTAATGGATTATCCTTTTAGAGGCAAAGCAGATATTTTAGGAGATCACTTAATAGATTTAAAAAGTACGGCACAATTAACTAAGTCATTTTATAATAAAAATGGTGAACTTGTAGAATATAATACTTTTAAAAGTAGTGCTAATAAATATAATTATGATAGTCAATGTTTTATATATTGTAATTTATTTGGTAAAAGTTATAAAGATTTTAAGTATATTGTCATCGACAAATCTCCAACAAATGAAATAGGCATATTTGATGTGTGTGAAGAGTTTTATTACAGTGGAGAACAAAAAGTTGAATATGCTATAAAAGTATATGAAAACTATATTAAAAACGAATATGATCTTGAAAACTATATTATAAAAGGAACGTTATAAATGCCAACAGAATACCTAGATTACTTGGATTGTTATGAAGATACACTTATGTGTTTACAAAATAAAGTTATTACAGAAAAAGAAATACCTTTGTTGTTAGAACAATATGAAAATGAAGAGCACTATGAATGTTGTGGTGCCATGATCCATGCATTAGAAGATTACATTAAAAACAAAAATTACTAAAAGAATGATTACACCTAAACAAATCGCAGACGAATTAATTAAGTTATCAAAACTAAATGTATTCAAAATAACTAGACAAAGAGAATATGTTGAAATCAGATCATTATTAAATTATATATTATATAATTATAAAAAGATGGGTTATACAAAGATCAAAGAGTTTTATCAATCTAATAATTGGCACATCAATCATGCAACTATTATTTATTCTATTGAATCGTATGAACAACACAAACTTTATAATACTGACTTAGTTATTTGGTTAGAACATATAGTTGATAATATAAATAAAATGGATAATTTTACTAAAAGAGAATTTATTAGAAGCAAAATTAATTCATTATCTAATACTGACATTGACGAACTAACTATGGTTATTAGTAATATGCCAGACAAAAAACTAGAATATGAACAACAAGTATAGAAAATTATTATTAAAAGAATCTCCTAACTTATATAAGAGTTATGAAGAGATAGTTGACGAACAGTTTGAACTGTTTGCCAGAAAGCAATTAGATTATGGCATTGGTAATATAAGCACTGGTGCAAACCTAGAAACTAAAGAAGGTAAAGATTTTGCTTTACATGGTTTATGGTTTAGAATGAATGACAAAATAAGTAGATGGAAAAATCTAATAATAAAGAATCGTAAAGGTAATAACGAAACTTTAATAGATACATATCAGGACTTAGGCAATTACTCTATTATATGCCAATTAATAAATAGAGGTTTATGGAAGGAATAGAAGACAACAAAAAGAAAAAAGACGGAAGAGCAAATAACGGTGCTTTAAAAGGAGTATCAAGAGGACAAGGACGACCACCAAAAGCAAGAGAAAAGAAGTTAGGTAACTATGCCTTAGGTGCTATGAAAAAAGTATTTGGTAGTGAAGAGAAAGCTTGGCTTGAATTAGCTAAACAATCTAAAGATAGCTTTCCACACATGAGATTACTTTGGGAGTATAAGTATGGTAAGCCAAAAGAATTAAAAGAACTTAATGTAAAAACAGAAGTCAATATCCCAATAATTAATTTTGGTGATAAAGATAAAACAATAGATATAGAATCAGAAGAAATAAAAGATGAAGAAACTAAACCTCAATAAGAAGTATCAAACTTTGTTTAACTCTAAAAGTCGTTACTTTGTAATAACTGGAGGAAGAGGTTCTGGAAAATCATTTGCTACAAATACATTCTTAGTATTACTCA